TTGCTTCTCTACTTGATAAGATAGTTTCTCTAACCGTTTCTAATAAACCTCTTGCAACATATTCAACATTGGCTGCTGTTTCTACATTAGCATTTGTTAAACTATTACTTGATGAACTTGTTAATCTGAATAATCTTTGACCTGTTCTCCATCTAGGATTTGCGTCAACCTTAGGATCAGGTATTGCAAATGTTCCTGATACAGCACCATTTGAGTCTGTAACCAGATTACCACCAGCAGAACCGCCTTCAGGCGTCACATAAGTTGCAATGTCTATGTTATCAAAGAAAGGATAAACTCTTGTATTAGGTTTTAATCTTGTAGCACTAAATGTAATTGTTCTTTGTCTAATGAAAGGAACAAATGCAACAGAAACTACTCTATCGCCGATAGATGTTCTAACGGTTTCTGGTATTGCAACAGCTCTAATACCTGTTCTTGTTTGTGATACTTGTTGAGCAGTTGTAACCTCTTCTTGTGCCATAACTCTCCAACCATGGCCGCCCCTTGTTCTATATGTACCTACTCTTTGTCTTTCTGTTTCAACAGGTCTTCCTGTCCATGTATCTTGCCATGAGTTCCATACGGTACTCATAGGAAATTCTGATAATTGATTAGAGTTACCTGATTGTTTTGTTAAGTTATCCCACGAGCCGTTAGGGTTGTTAATAACTAATTCAGGTGCTCTTTCTGTTTCTTTCCATTCATCGCCTGGTGGTGTTAATTCTATTGCACCTATCCATGTAAATACGCCAAATGGGTTTACATTGATTGCCTTACTTGCATATGGCTGATCTATTAATGTTTCTTCGGTATATGGTAATGTAATTAGATCGCCAGTCTTTTGATAGTTATGATCTGTTCTATCACTATCAACAATTGCTGTGCCGTCATCATCTGTTTCAATTAGTGATACAGCGTCTTCATGGAATGTAGGTCTTAATTCACCTTTTGCATAATCAATAGAAACTTTGTAATCGTTATTACCGACATCACCTATATTGTGACCTGTAAAGTTATCTACTACGAAACCATTTTTAAATCTATCAAAACCATTTGCGTCTTGTATTTGTAAATTTTGTGCAGCCGTTTCTAATAAAGATAATTGAGTATAGTATTCTACGGTTGATATTCTGTTTTCAATACGACCTATATCTCTCATAGTGTATCGTTTATTATCTACATGCTCAATACCTACTTCAGCAGTATCTAATGTGTATGCAGGTAAAAATAATGTGTATATGTGCATTGCATTATCTAATGTGCCAGGCACCCTAGGTTCTAATGAACTTGCACCTTTTAATACTTTAAAGTTACCATCTTTATCTAAAAATATTTTATCAACCCTACCTAGATAGTATTCAAAATCTGATCTTACATCCGAACCAGGTTTTATAGGATTTACAACAGAAGCGCCTGTGCCATCAAAACTTCTATTACCAGCGCCAGCGTTTATTGTACTTGCGTCATCTACTCTAGGCCTAAAATCTAAACTATCTCTTAATTCATATCTTACACCAGTTGTTTGTGATGTATAACTAGGTATATCTTCGTAATTAATTCCTGAATATGAGTCAACACTAAAGAAGTCACCAGTTGAATGTGTATAACAATCAAAGTTAATTAATAATCTACCTGTTGGTGTGACCTCGCCATCTTTTAATTTAATTCTACCTATATCATAGAAGTTATCTCTTTGACCATCGTCTAAATCAAATCTACTTGTAATATCTGTATGTGATGTTGTTGCGTCTGTGCTAAAGTCAGGTGCCATAAACACGCTATTAAGTGTTTTAATATCTGCCTTGCCTAATCCGATAGTGCCTGACTCAATAGTTGCCTGTGATGATATGGCAGCAGTTTCACCACTTTGTAAAGTTTTTGTCTTTTCTGTTCCGACGGTCTTATTTAATGTTAATAATGCCTTGACGGTATGACCTGCGTAATTAGCACCAAAGTCTAATGTTAGAGTCGTCTTTGCACCATTCAATGAGAATATAGCACCACCCTCGTGGTTGTTGCCTGATAAACTTAATACATCACCCACAGCACCTGTTCCACCAGAACCAGTTGAGTTAATAGAAACCGTAAAGTCTTTTTCTGTTAGGTTAGCAAATGTTTCATCAACACCAGCAGAGAAGGTCCCTATACCGTCACCTGTTAGTGTTTTGATTTCATGTTTTCTGAATATATAAGTTGTATCAGACGCATTACTATTAGCTGTTGTTTTTAATGTTTTAATATTCTCATATGGCAATTTGAATACTAGAATATTTTTGTTTGCGTCCTGTAATTTTGCTCTGCCCCTAGTTGCAATTGTTTTTGTTGAAACATCTGAACCACCGACAGCAGCAGATAATGTTAATGAACTAGATGATATGATTGCCTCTACAATTCTTGTAATAGATGAACCACCATCTGTCGTAAATGTAATATGATCTCCCAATCTTAATTCTTCAGTAAATCTTGTATTGAATCCTGTAACCGCTGTGCCACCATTTGCAACAGACAATGTGCCTGTTAGAGTAAATTGTTCTCCGTTTGCGTCTATTGATGTATCAGCAGTAAATGCTGGCGAACCTGACTCACCGATTTGTCTTGCATAAGACATATCATAGGTTGTTGCACCCTTAAATCCTACAGCGTCTGCTTGTATAACGGATGTTGTTGATCCGTCTGTAATTGTTTCGCCTGCAACAAACTCGCCTTGAACATTTGTTAGAACAACGACACCGTGTGCAGCTGTTCCGCCTGAACTATAAGCACTTGCAGCTGAAGTATTGACTGAAGTTGTGCCATCTGTAGCAAATAATTCAAAGGTTGTTGATGTTGGATTTCTAACCGTATGAGTTGTATTAATATCGGTCATACCACCAACACTTGCAATCGTAATCTGTTGGCCTTCTCTAAATTGATGGCCGCCCGAACAAGTAACCACACAAGGATTTGCCTGTGTTGCACCTGTGATTGTTGCAGTTTCAGTCTTTGATGTATTTTCATATATACCAGTTGCACCTGAAGTGTTACCTGTTATAGTTGCACCTTGTGTATATGATTGAGCAGTTAAAATATTTAAGTGGGTATACATAACAATATCAAATAAGAATTGTTTATATACAGCACTTGTTAATGATGAACTTGAAAATATATTTGCAGTTGCAGTCCCAGAGTTAAATTCAAAACCTCTAGTCTTACATCTACCGATTGATCTTACTCCTGATCCTGTTCCGTTTGTAAATGATCCTCTACTTGATGTTGCTACATCTGTTATAATCTGTGCTTCAAATGGGGTCACTCCAGTTGCGTTTGCAATATCTGGCGAGCCATGAACATTGGTTACATTTACAAAGTTACCTACATCAAATCTAGTATTAAAGTTATTTTGTGTATCAAAATCTCTAGCCTTATCAACATCTAAAAATGTTGTTGCGATTGTATCTATTTCATAACCTTGAACATATGCTTTACCAGGTGAAAAACCTACAGCAAGTTTAGTTTCGTCACCACCTGCTGATGAATCAAAGATACCTCTATTAGTGCCTGAGGATAAATGTTCTCTAACATCTATATCAAAAGGCCTTACAACATAATCGCCTGATTCGTCATGTGTTCTACGAGCAAGCGTATCTTCTAGTATTGCATATTCTGTTGAGTGAACCTTGTTTTGTAGATTACCATTTGATAATCTTAATAACTCATAGAAATTTGCGTCTTCGGTTGATGTTAATGTTTTCTTAGCTAATGTTAATTCTATTTTAAATCTGTGAGCGCCTGGTGCGTTTGTGTTTGATACCGATTGTGCGTTATCGTTTAGTGATGTATCATCGCCTGGGGTTACAAATGATTCTGTAACCGTTAGACCTACTCTATAAGAAGGTGTGTTTGTATATTTGTCTAGTAATAATGTTTGGCCTGTGACCTGAACATGAAAACCATTTATGTAATATACACCTTGTTGAACTTGTGCAGCCGAACCTGTATGGCATGTTGCAACAACACCTGTTGGACCACCAGAAGCATTTGATGTAAATGTTTCTCCGTGTGTAAATTGTATGGTTGCATTGTCGGTTGTATTTGTATCAAAGTATTTTACATAAAGGGTGTCTGGATCTGTTCCGTCAGCGACAGATGAATTAATTACCTTTGCCGTGACGCCTGAAGTTGCACCTGTAAGAGTTGAGCCAACATAATCAGAAAGATTAGTTGCAGTTTTAGAGGTTAGTTTTACAGCATAGTATCTTAAATCATAACCTATCTCACCAGGTATGATCATTGAACCCTTATCAAAAAGGTGATCCGATAATCTCTCTATCTGATTTTGAATCTGTGTTTGACTTTGTGTTAATTCTCTTGCTTGAACAGCAAATGCTGGTCTAAAAAGTATTCTATGAAACTTCTTACTTTCGTCAAAGTCATCATAGTATGGACTAACATTAAAGTCAGTTGGACTTGGCATTATTTATTTTCCTCTATTAAAACTCAATTACGAGTTTGATGTTTTCAGTTTGATCAGTAGCCCTTGCAATTTTAGTCCTGTTTTCTACATATAATATTTCGCCAGAGTCGTGTTGTAATTCTGGTGCGGCATAGCCACTTGTAAAGACAACACTATTGACCGTTTGTGTAGATGTATCAGGCGTTCCTGTTGCACTTGAAGTCTGACCAGTTATTACATTTGCACCTGAAAATGCAGTCACATTTCCATTTGCGTCAGCACCAGCGTCATTGTGCCGTGTCTGAATATAATATAAAATATTGTTTGTTGAATCCCATTCTACAACCTTACCTACAGCGCCTGTTCCTGATTGATTGATTTCTTCGTCAGGTGTAAATGTGCCTGGCGTTGGCGAAC